GTCACCGATCCGGCCCAGCTCCTCAAGCGTGGTGGCCGCGGCGACACGGTCCCGCCAGCCGGGCCGGCGGGCCGGCTCGGCAAAGATCGGGGCCAACGACTCGATCGTCATGGGCAGCTCGGCGTCGAGGCCGTACCTGTTCTTGGCGTCCCACGCCGCGGCCCGCTCGAGGTGCATCAACCGACGCTTGCCGCCGGTGGCCTTCTTCCGGCCGTCGCTGCCCTCGCTGACCGTGGTCTTGTAGTTGCAGAAGGCGAGCAAGTCGCACCACTCTTTCAGCAACGGCGCGGTCTGCTTCGTCAGCTTCAGCTCGTAGCGGTCGAAGCCGTCGGCCATGTCCGGCGGCGAGGTCCGCTGCACCTTGCTGTGAGCGACAAACGCCACGTTGAGCCCGACGCCGATCAAGGCGTCGCACTGCGTCAGGAACCGGCCGAACGCCTCGGCAAGCATCGTGAATCCCTTGCCGTATCCGGCGGACTCGATGCTGGCCCACTTGTTCTCTCGCAGCAGTTGTTCAGTCAGCAGCCGTTCCGCCCAATCCGCCGAGTCGATGACGACCGTGCGAAACTCGCTGGGCTTGCTGCCAATCTCGGCCACCGCCGCCCGCAGCTCCTCCCAGGAGCCGATCGACACGCGGGCCACGTCGAGGTGATGAGTCCCTTCTTCCGTGTCGAGGATCACCGGCGACGGGAAAGCCGCTGCCAGCGTCGATTTCCCGATGCCTTCCGTCCCGTAGATCACCGCCCGTACCGGCGTGTGCCGGCGTCCCCTCTGAATGTTCAGTGCCATCCCCTAACTCCTCTTTGCGTCCCAATCCGAATGCAGCGCCTGGAACATTTCCTGACGCTTCCTCATCTCTTCCACCTTCTCCGGCGTCCCCGGCAAAGCCGTCGTCGCCGCCGGCTGAACCACCACCTCGATCTCCCGGCCAACCCCTTGCAGCTCGCAGATCGACTCGACGATCGTGTCGAGCAAGATCCGCGGATCGCCTGCCAACGCCGCCTCGACGTAGCAATCCCCAGCCAACGATCTGCCACCCGCTCGCCGCGGGTCGGCGTAGAGGTTGCCCGTGTGCGTCAACCGGGCCTGCACCCGCCGGAGCCTCCGCAACCACGCCACGATCCCCGGCCTCACCTCCTGGCGAATGCGCACCCGCTTCTGAACCTTCGCCTCCGGCTTGCGTCGCTTCGCCTTCGGCTTGCAGAGCCGCACGGCTGGCCTGCGTGATCCGGCCGCCGGCGTCCGCGCCGGCATCCACCGGAACGTGCGCTGAACGTGGATCACGCCTTCGCCTGCCATGTCGCCTCCGTGATCCGCCGGCGGTTCCACCGCCGGCGGCTGTCATCCCTGCCTGCCCGCTCCGCGGGCTCCGTGCCGAAGGCGTCTTGCCCCGGCCCGTCCTGTCACTCGATCTCGATGTCGGTGGTGGGCACCCGCACGTACGATTCCGGCTCGATCTCGACGATCGTCCAGAACTCGTCGGAGTGGGCACACGTGCCGGACCACCGCTTGCCAGCGGTGATCCCGCGGATCGCCTGACCGCGATCCGGCAGGCTCATGCCGTACAGCTCCTGCATGCCGGCGATCGCGCCGGCCGCTTCCCGATCACCTGCCATCGTTTCGCTCGCCATGTCCCGTCTCCTGTTGCTCGAGCCGTCGAAACAGCTCGGTCCTGTAGATCGCTTGGTCGTGGTTCGCCACGACCTCTAGCCGCACGCGGTCGCCTCTGATGCTGTGGACAACGACCACAACGTCATCTGATGGACGATCACCGGGGACGGTGATTGACTGGCCTTCTCTTCGATCAAGCCGGAGCGGCATTCCTGTTCCTTCGCCTTTTTGGTGGCCTTCCACCGCTGATGGACTTCCTGTCTCTGACGCTGCCGGTACTCGACTGTCTTGCTGCTGGGCCTGGCCGTGCAGCCGAACTGCGCCAGTTGCCGTTGCTCGTCCGTCCAGCCGGCTTGCACTTCCTTCGCCCGCTGTTGAATCACGCTGCTGATCGGGTCGTGTGGCGTCGGCAGGCCGGTGCGAACCGACCACTCGTGCCACACCCGATCCACCGAATCCCGCACCACCCAGGCCGTCGTTTTCACGCTCAGACCGATGCCGAAGCAGATGTCCACGAGGTCTTGATCGAGCCTCCCGTTCCCGCCTTGCGTTTCCATTGAATCCCCTAACGCTGTACACCCGTTCACTTAGATGGTTCGATCCTACCTGCGATCGAGAACGGGTCACCCCCACCAAACCACGGGAGAAACGGGCATCCTTGCCAAAGTGTCCAGTAAGGGCCGCTACCCGCCCTTGCTGGTAGACCGAAACGCCTGCGGACGTTTCAATCCTCAAGCGTGGCGGGAGGATAAGGGCCGATACCCGCCCTTGTCAACAGCACAAAATCGGCGTCGAGAAAAACGCCGAATCACCGGCCTTTTGTAGGCCGCTGCTGCTTCTTCGTGGCAGCGGAGGCTGCCTCGGCTCGCTTGCGTTTTGACCGATTGCTGACGGTCGATGCGTACTCCTCGGCGGAGGACCGCAGAACCATGAGCGTCCTGGCTCCCATCCGCTGAGCGACGAGCTTCCCTTCCTCGATCCGCTTCAGAATCGTGCGGGGATGAACGCCGACGATGTCGGCCGCTTGCGACACGGGCACCAAGTCGCTGACCGAGGGAGACACCTTTGCCACGCCGCACCTCCGCCGCGCATCGGCTTTCGCCTCTGCGTACTGTTCACTGCCGACCGATAGTTCAACGGAGAGGGCGGGATTGACACTTGTCCAGTAACTGAACAAGTGTGAGGTACAATCCCGATTCCCTCCGGTCGGCGCAGGACACGGGACAGTACGACGCGGATCGTACCGACCGACACGCACGGAGGCGAGGCCGTTTAGCGGAGCCTTGCAATGAAATTGACGGACGTTCTCGACCGATACGCGGTGTTGATGAATCTCTCGCCGCGGTCAGTCGTGCTCTACCGGCACTCGATCGCCAAGCTCGGCGAGTTCCTCGAGCACGAACCGACGATCGCGGACCTCGACGACTTCACCGTCGCCAAGTTCCTGCGGTGGCGAGCCACCAACACTCGCGGAAAGAAGCCGATCAGCCCAGAGTCGGTCGCCAAGGATCGCAGCCAGATTCTCGCGCTGTGGAACTGGTCTTGCCGGAAAAAGATCCACGAGGGCGAATGGCCGGCGCTCGCCCGGCAGAAGCGCATTCACCGGACGCCGAAGGCGTACACGGCAACGGACGTTGCCAGGATCATCATGCAGGCCCGCAAGCGTCGCGGGACGATCTGCGGCCTGCCGTCGGCCTGGTGGTGGTCAACGATCCTCTACTCGGCTTGGTGCTGCGGATCGCGGATCGGCGAGTTGATGCAGCTTCGATGGCGGGACGTTGATCTTGAGAATCGGCGGGTGCTGTTCGTTGCGGCGACGCGCAAGGGCGGGGCCGCGGACATCTCGCACGCTCTGCCGGCCGATCTCTGTCAGCAGCTCGAGGAGCACCGCCGCAGTCCCGACGATCTCGTCTGGCCTTGGGATCGGCAGCCGACCAGTATCTACCCATCGATGCGGATTCTGTGCCGGACGGCCGGCGTGCCCTACCGAGCCTTCCACGCCATCCGCAAGGCGAGTGCGTCGTACGTGCAGCTCGGCGGCGGGGATGCGACGGCGCACCTGGGCCATTCCGATCCGGCGATGACGAGAGGCCACTACCTCGATCCAGCGATCACGCAGACCCGCTCCGCCCTCGACTACCTGCCCGCCCTCGATCTCGGCGAGGAGGCCGAGTTCGTGCCGGAGGAGGAATAGCTTGAAGACCCCGCCCCCGGCGCGACGCCAGCCCGCGGGCATTGGCGGTCAGCGACCGGGGGCGGAGCTTTTGCGGCACCCGCACGGGCAGTTGGCTTCGCACTTCATCTCGATCCGGCCGTCCGGTCGATAGATGCCGTTGCTGCACTTCCCCCCGCACCCACACTTCGCCGGAGCCGGTGGCGGCGTCGGGGCCGCGTCGGGGGCGAGCGAGGCGTAAGCCGCGGAGACGGCCGCGGCGGCGCGTGGCGGCTCGCGGTCGATCTCAGCCGGGTCGGCGGAGAGGCTGGCTAGGAAGGCGAGGAGGGATCGGTAGAGGGTCATCGGTGCCTCAAAAACAAGTAGGCGGCAAGTGCCCATCCGACCGTAGCGGCCAATCCCACCCAGCCTGCACGCCGTTCCATTGCGGCAGACCGATCGTTGGCGTCGTACATAACGGCGTACATCGCTCGAGTGGCGGCTGCTGCCCTCTTGGCGGGTGCTCGCCGTTTCTTCAGAGCCGACTTCATCACCAGCCCTCCCCGTGGTCAACGACACGATGCCCCTCGGCATCAACCGCCGGCGCGTGGACAAGCTGCCGGCCGTCGGCCTGCGGCGGCGGCTCTGCGGCCATCGCGGCCCACAAGCCGAGCCGCGCGGCGATCCGGGCCAGCCGGCCGACGGCGGCGAGGACCGGCCGCTGGGGCGTCGGGTTGATCGGGCTCGACGGCGAGGAGCCGAGCCACCAGCCGACGGCGAGGGCGACGAGGACGACGGCGACGAGCTTGCGGTCGAGGATCATGGCGGCCTCACGGGGCGAGGGAGAACGTGTCAGCGATCAGTCGGGCGGTTTGCGGGCGGGCGGCGGCAGGGGCGGGCTCGAACCACTGTCCGTTGTCGAGCACGCGCCACTTGAAGCCATCGACGCCACCGATTGCGAAGCAGTCGCCCTGGTCGAGCGCGGCTTGGATGTTCTCGCGGCTGGCCCAGAAGCTCCCGTCGGGCTGGTCCGACGGCCACTTCGGCCCCTTGCACCAGTTCTCCGACCAAGAGTTTTGGATCAGTCCACCGTCGCGCGGAGAGCCGTTCTTCGCATGGCGAACGGCCCAGCAGAGCATCGCGTGCGACCACGCCTTCCCGCGGGGCAGGAAGCCGTCCGAATCGCGGACGGGCATGGTGTTGTCGGCCCGGCCGTAGCCCACGTTTGAGCAGAGGACGACCGGCGAGCCTCGCTCGATCGCCGCACACAGCTCGTCCCAGGTGTTGACCTGTGCGACGGCCACGGCCTTGATCTTGTTCGCTTCGCGGGCGAGAGCGATCGGCACACCGTCCCGGCCCCACTCGATGGATCGCGGGATGGAGTAGGTCGTGAGATCGACATCGCCGTACCGTTCCCGATAGAGGATGCCGCCGAGGGTCGCGTCTTTGCACTTCCCCGAGATCCATCGGGCGGCAGCGCCACCGTAGGAGCCGTCCCCGCCGGTGTTGCGGCCGATCGGCGGCAGCCGCGCGGCTGTCCGGCTTCCGCCGTAGATCGGCTCCGTCGCCACTTCCGGGGGCGGGCGGGCCATCCGACCCTCGACGAAGTCCACCGATTGAGCCGCATAGCTCCCGAGCCCGAAGGCGAACGAGACGCACGCGCCGTGGTTGCCCTGGTCCCACGACTTCCACGGGATCCCGTAGAACGACTGGTGAGCCTTCTGCGTGTGGCGGAATAGGAACGTATCGACACCCTTCGCCTCGGCCATCGCTTCGCCTGCGGCGGCGGCAAACGTCGGGCGGTCCAGCTCCCGAAGGAACTCTCTCGTCCCGTCTGGATTCGGCTGATAGCCGAACCGGCTCTCGACCCCGGCGGCGAGCCGGTGCGTGGCCCGCTCGACGAGCGCGCCGACGATCGCCGCGAAGATCACGAAGCCGACGGCGGACCATGTCCAGACGGTGCGTTGACGGGCGGTCATCGGGTCGCCTCCGCCGCGGCCTGGGCGACGGCCCGGTACGCCTTCACCCACTTCGCCCGGCTGGCAGCATTGACCGGCCCGCCCTCCGTCCCGGCCTCGGCGTCGAGGAAGCGCTTGATCTCGTCGCGGACGGCAGGCTGCCGAGCCCCGAGCGACACGCCCCGCGTCCGCAGCTCGCGGGCGGCCCGGCGCAGATCGTCGAACGCGGCCCCGGTCTTAAGCCGCGGCTCGGTCTGCGAGCCGTCCCACTCGATCTGCCCGGCCAACTCCTCGAGCAAGGCGGCAGTCGTCGCGGCGTCCTGGCTGGCGTCCGGCCCGACGAACCGGCCGCGAAGGTCAAGCCCGACGACAGGGGCGGGGCCGGGGGCTGGGGCGGGCGTCGTTCGCGTTTCCCGAATTGCGAAAGCCACCATCGCCCCGGCGGCGAGGATCGCCAGCAGCGTGAGCGGGTGCGGGCCGCCGCCTCCTGCCGCTGCCCCTGGCATCCCCAACGGCGTGATGCCGGGCGGGATGATGGGCAAAAGTGGCGGCAGTGGCGGCAGCGCGGGCGCGACCGCTGGGCGGGTCCAGAGAAGGTAGGCCACCGCGGCGGCGGCCAGGAGGAGGGCGGTCGTCATGCGACGGGCTCCGGGGCAGCGGCGCGGGTCAAGACGAGGATCTGCTCGAGCGCCCCGCCGGCAGCCGAGAGAACCAGCGTGCGAACGGCCGGTCGGATCACCCACCAGACCGGCCGGGCGACGAACGGGACGCAGCTATCGGCGACGGCGTCGAACAGCGTCCCGACGCACGACAACGTCCACGCCTTCTTCCCCGGCCC